CGCATCGACGAGGCTCTGCAGTTCTATCAGGACTATCACTATGACGGTGTTGAGCGCATGTATCTCAGCACCAAGGTTACAGCTACACGCATCACCATCAACACCAGCACCGCAGAAAACTTTCAGCTGGGTGAAACCATAGTAGGTCAGACTTCAGGAGCTCGTGCGCAGATCGTGCAGGAGCTCAGCAGTCCCATGATCAGCAGCTATGGCACCACAGTGTTGGCTGCCTATATTCAAGGCACCTTTAGCAGTTCCGAGGTCATAGTAGGCAGCGCCAGTGGTCATAGCAGCACCACCACAGCCATAGATCTGGGTGTGATAGACAACAAGTACATAGAAACCACCGACGGCGTCATAGGTGTGGTGCGCATACTGCCCTTCAGTGCCATCAACACTGGCGAGAGCTACATGTGGGACATACGCTATCAGCTGCGTCTCAACGATATGTTTGACCTGCTCAGCACCAGCATCATTTATTATGAGCAGGTCAAACGTCAGCTCAGCCTGATTGATCACCTGTTGGTAGGAGCCAAGAGTTTCAGATTCCAGCGTCACATGAATCGCGTCTATCTGGACATGAGCTGGGAAACCGATGTCAGCCCAGGTGAATTCATCATTGTGGAGTGTTATCGCATTCTGGACCCCGACACCTGGACCGATGTCTACAATGATCGTTTCCTGAAACGCTACGCTGCAGCGCTGATCAAGCGTCAGTGGGGTACCAACCTCAAGAAGTTTGAAGGCATACAGATGCCTGGTGGTGTCACTCTTAATGGTCAGAAGATCTATGACGAAGCCACGGCAGAGATTGGTATATTAGAAAACGAAATGCAAAGCACCTATGTCGAGCCGCCCAACTTCATGGTGGGGTAAGACATGAGCACCAATTTCTACTTTCAGAGTGGCATACCAGGTGGCAGAACCAGCGAACAACGGCTGGTAGAAAATTTAATCATAGAAAGCATCAAAATCTATGGTTTTGATCTTTACTATCTGCCCCGCACTGAAGTAAATGTCGATGAAATCTTCCTGGAAGACACCATCAAGAGCTATGATAATGCCATACCCCTGGAAGGCTATCTAGAACAGATCGATGGATTTGGCGGCGATGGTACGCTGATGCAGAAGTTTGGCATTGAAATTCGCGACACCTGTACCTTTGTAGTGGCGCGCAGTCGCTGGGATGATACTGTAGCCAAGGGCCGCAGTAACTACATACCACTGCCCAATCGCCCAGCTGAGGGCGATTTAATTTATCTGCCCATAACTGGTAGCTATTTTGAAGTCAAGAAGGTAGACGCACATGACCCATTTTATCAGCTGGGCAAGCTCTATGTCTACAAACTGCGCTGCGAACTGTTCCAGTACAGCGGCGAAGAACTCAACACTGGTATTCCTGCAGTAGACAAACTGGAAACCGACCACAGCCTGGATGTCAGCAACTTTGGCATTGAGCTTCAGGATGGACTTGGAAGCCTGATGTTGGACAACCGATTCTTAGAAGAAGGCGGCAAATTGCTGCGCGAAGACTTCCTGTTGAAAGTTCAGGATCCACAGAGCGACAACGACGAATTCAATCGTCTGGCCAGCATAGATATACTGGACTTTACGGAAATCAACCCCTTTGGTGAGATTGCGACACGATAATGTTTGAAGGCAAAACCTTTTACCACGGACTAACACGCAAGGCAGTCATTGCCTTTGGTGTGATGTTCAACAATCTGCAGATACGTCGACGCAATGCCGCTGGACAGATTGTTCAGACTCTGCGGGTGCCCCTGGCCTATGCCGCCAAGGATAAAATGTTGGCACGTCTGCAGGCCAGCCCCAACATCGACGAAAAGCAGAACCAGGTTATCCTGCCACGCATGAGTTTTGAAATCATAGCTTTTGAATACGACGGCCAGCGCAAGATCAACAGCATGAATACCTATAGCACACCCATGAGCCAAATTGAAGCCAAACGTGTCTATGGGCCTACTCCGTATAACATTACCATGAACCTGTATGTTTACAGCAGGAATCAAGACGATGGTCTGCAGATATTTGAACAGATTGCTCCGGCGTTCAATCCAGACTTCAATGTCACAGTAAACTACATACCCGAATTGGGCATCAAACACGATTTGCCCATAATTTTAAACAGTGTAACCTTTCAGGATGATTTCGAAGGAGAACTAGAGAATCGTCGCACCATAATTTGGACCTATACTTTTACTCTCAAGCTCTACTACTATGGTCCTGTTGAACGTCAAGGCATTATTCGTACTGCCATTGCTGCGGTATTCAATGATCCCGATCTTGAATCCCAGATTGATAAATATACTTTGACGACGAATCCAGCTGATGCCTTGCCTGACGACGACTTCGAATTCGTCCAGACTACGGACAGCACCAACTTCTAACAGGATTGTTAAATGACCTATCTAGCCATTAATCTAGGAACACCCAACAACAATGACGGTGATAGTCTGTATGCTGGTGGCACCAAGATCAATGCCAACTTTGCTGAAATTTACGAGGCATTGGCAGGCAGCACCAGCGGCACCATACTTATCGATCTAGGCAACGGCGGCCTGGTCACAGGCAACAGTCTGCGTTACAGCGCCGTGCTGGGCCGATTTGTCAGTGTCAGTTCCACCAGTCTGCGCAGCATGGGCAACGACGGCGCCACCTTGCTCTACATCACCAACAACGATGGCGAGGCCGGCACCGACAGCGACCTTGCTGGTCCACCCAATGCTGTAATTAACCAGATCAATGGTCGCCGCATGTGGCAACTGCGTGCACGTACCACGGGCGGAACAACACTGACTCGTGGCGAATGGCATTTTGGTCTGGGACTAAACAACGTCACCAGCATGAGCATCTATACCACCAGTGTGGTGGTGCGGGGTGTCAACGGTCTGGAAGTGTTTGTCAGCAGCGCCGAAGATACCGCAGCCTATACCAAGATGCTGGATACCAGCAGCAATGGTGTTAGACTCTACAACAATCCCACCTTGGATGTGGCCAGTGGCGCCACCAAGGCCATCAGTGACTCAAGCAACAGCATTGCACACACTGGTTTTGTCAAAGCCTGGAGTGAACGCTATGCCAGCAGCAGTTTCACCATAACAGCCAACAATGGTCTGACCGGTGGCGGAAATTTAACCGCATCGACTCGCACCATAGGCATTGATCCAGTATTCTATCCCAATCTATGTCAGGGCTTCCTGTACAGCTACAGTTCGGTGGCCAACACCATTACACTGACTCCGGGCGCAGCCACACATTATAGTTTTGGTACAGCCGGCGAAACCCCCATAAGTCCAGCCAGTGTGCTGGCCATAGTTGGTACCAGCAGCACCGGTTCAAAAACCTGGGCCACGGGCTGGAGTGTAGACGGCGGCAACGCAGTGCTGGATGCCACCATAACTGCCGACACCTGGTACTACATCTACCTCATAGGTGAGAACTCTACGGGCCGAGCCGACTACCTGCTCAGTAGCCAGCGTACCATAGGCGGCGCTGCTTCGGCTCTGTTGGGTGTGACCGCGAGCTGGAGTATTATACGACGTCTGGGCTGTGTACGCACTGATAGTTCTGGATCACCCACTCCCTTGCCATTTACACTGACTCGGGTAGGTGACAACACCATACATCAGGCCTGGGGTCGTCTGGCTGGCACTGGTGCCGTCAACCCAGCCACGGCAACACATAGCGCCTATCGTCGACAAATCATCACTACTGCACAGATTACACCCATCAATAGTAGTGTGGCTGCGGTGTCTACTGCCGAGAGCTTCTATAGCAGCAACCTAACCTTTGTACCGCCCATGCCGGGCGTAGTAGCCAAGCTGGCCGTGGTTTACCAGCCAGCGTTTACCACACAAAATCCTGTGCTATACACCTATGGTTATGGACTGCATCACAGCAGCATTACCACCAACGTTGGTGGTGCGCCCATGGAGATTGTAAGCCGTGCTCCAGTTACTCTGTTGACCAGCACCACAGTAATAAATCTGGCCATGAGTCCCGAACGCGATCAGCTCACTGAAGCCAACCTGGGTACCACGGCCATATTCCCCACCACAGGCCAGACCATTAGATTCCTGTTTGCCAACAACGTGATCGCAACCACCATTGCACCCGTGGCACAGAACTATCTGGCATTTGATACGCTGGGCTTCAATGTTACAAGATAAACAGGTCTTTACTGCACTGGATGCCAAATTCAATACCACACCCAGTTCCTTGCCCGCGCGTGTGGATGCAGGCCTGCCTGCCACCACCAATGTTGACGATGACTTCGATCAGGCTCGTCAGACGCTGCGCAATCTGCTAAACAAAGGCGAGCAGGCCCTGGATGGCATGATGGATGTAGCTCGTCAGAGTGATCATCCCCGTGCCTATGAAGTTACTGGTCAGCTCATCAAGACCGTGGCCGAGACTGCCAAGGATCTCTTGGCTCTGCAGAAGGCACGTCGTGATCTGCAGACACCCGAAGACGTCAAACAGCAACAGATCGGCACACAGAACAACATTGTGTTTGCTGGCAGCACCACTGAGCTAATCAAAGCCTTGCGCAATAAATCAGAGAATGTAATAGATGCTGCTCCGTCAGAAAAAACCCAGCTATAACGGCAACAGTCGCCTCAAGCAACTTGGGTTTGTCATTGAGTACGAACCCTGGCAGCTTGAAGAGCTGGTTCGTTGCGTCGACGATCCCATATACTTCATAGAAACCTACTGCAAGATTGTAAGCCTGGACAAGGGTCTGGTGCCCTTCAAGCTCTATGATTGCCAGAAAGAAAAAGTCAACACCATACTGAATAACCGCAAGGTCATCCTCATGGAAGGTCGACAGCAGGGCAAGACCATTACGTCGGCAGCCTGCATACTGTGGTACACCCTATTCCAGGACAACAAGACCGTGGCCATCTTGGCCAACAAAGCAGCAGCCGCTCGTGAAGTCATGAG